ATTGTGCAATGTTCTTACCAATAAACCCTTCGTGTCCTGTAACTAGTATTCTCATCTGCTTGCCTCTATTATTTGTGTAGTAGAATACCCTTTTACTGTAGGCACAATATGCACAGGTGCTAACTCGTGTCCGACTACAGTTTCGACTGTATAGTCGCCGCCTTTTACAATTAGGTTCGGTTTTATTTTTTTAATTAATTCATATGGAGTATCGTCATCAAACACAATTACTTCACTAACCCAGGGCAACGATTCTAACTGTTCTTTTCGAATAGCTTGATTATTGATTGGACGACTTTCACCTTTTAGTCTTTTAACACTAGCATCTGAATTTATACCAACAACAAGTTTGGTACCTAACGCAGATGCTTGCTTTAATAGTTCAAAGTGTCCGCGATGTAGTATATCAAATACACCGTTTGTAAACACCGTAGCGTCTTCAATGTCGTCTATTGTTAGTACATACGTGCCCGTGTGCTTTACGCTGTGTGTAGCACCCTTAGCTGCTATTGCAAGACACTTTGTGTAGTCATACCCCTTAGTTAAACTATACACAAACGCTGCTAAGAAACAATCGCCCGCTCCTGTAACATCGTTTACTTCAACTTGTTCAGGCTGCACAGTGTACATAACTTTATCAATTCTAGCACGAACTGGTCCTTTAGCATCTGTCACAATCCAGTTCCAATGATGTTGTCCAAATCCGTACTGTGATTCTTCAAGCATATTAGGCTTAATAAGCCACGCACCTTCGTAATAACTAGCAGATTTCTTTGGATCTACAAGTACTTTACATCCAAATTGATTAATATGTTTAATAATCTCTTTGGATTGATCTAATACACCTTTGTTATAATCGCTCAGTATAACAAAAGTGTACTGCGAAAAGTTAATGTTTTGAATTGCTATTAATGATTCAATCCCATCTGTGTGATAGTCATTGTCAATACGTGTAACATAGTGTCCATCGCAGAACACACGAGTTTTAACGCATTTAGGATTGCTAAGATCTAATAGTTCTACATCAACATCTAGTGATTTTAAGTTTGCATAAAGATTGCCTGCGCCTCCACTACGTTCAAATGTAGTTTGATGCCGCACAATCGGAACAGGCGCTTCGGGACTTAACCGTTCTGCAGTTCCATAAATATATTTGTCGATTATTACATCGCCGATTACTAGTACTTTCATATAACTATTGTACTTTCTTTCTGCTCAATTGTCAAGAAGATTTATAGTTTTAAATACAGTTTCTAGTTTAGTTAAATTGACTTTGCTTTGTAATGTATTACGTAGACCGTGATGTAGAGGCTTTGGCCATTTGGTAAAGCTGCACCAAGCATACCCGTCATGTTCGTTATTAAGTATAGGAATAAATTCTTGCTCAACTACGCAAAGGTATGTGTGAAAATAGAATTTACTATCGGGTGAAACAAAGCTCTCCAACGGCAGTGTTTTTTTAATTACAGGAAGTTGACCAATTTCTTCTTGGATTTCCCGCTTGAGTCCTTCCCATGGTGTTTCGGCACCTTCGTTAGTGCCGCCAACAAGCCCCCACAGATTAGCTCGCTTTCCCTGAGCTCTATGGAGGAATAAAAATCTATTTGTGTCTAGTGTGTAAAATAGCGCACCACTACATGTAATTTGATTGTTCATACATGTAGTTATCCTGCTAGTTCTACTCCCCATGTTCCAACTGGGTAGTCACCATCAATACTTAATAACCACTCGCCGTTATTAAATCTGTATTGTACACTGGTATTTAAATTAGTAGTATAAGTAACTTCGGTAGTAACACTAGCATCAAATACAATATTCCACTTAGATCCGTTCCATTCAATAATATCGTTTGCACTAGCAACTAGTGCAGTAGTATCTGTATTTTGCCAAGCAATGGGAGATTCTGTAGCACTATCGTTACCAACATCTTCTAACAGCAATATGCGTAGCCCGCTAATTTTAATTGAACTAGGATTAAAACTAGTTGGATCAATAATATAATCAATACTAGTACGTCCTGCTATTACATTATCGCTAGGAAAACTATCAGTGTCCCAATTAATTAATATTTTACCTTCGTCAAATGGACTTAATGTAAATGTACCAGTAACTGTACTTGCATTATCTTGACTGGTAAAGAACACTCGACTTACGTCCGCAGCATACTGACCCGGAAGTGCTTCAAATATTTCTCTCCAGTTCTTGTTACCCACAATACCATTTGAATATAACTGAGCTGTGTCGCCGCTAATAAATGCACCATATGTATTGTAATTAACATTAGCCATCTGGGCAGCAGTTTCAGTCTGTGCTTTTCTTCCAAATTCGTTTTGAACTATGCCTGCTCTAGCAATATCATCGTAGGCATTTAGAATAGGTCTACTTACACCGTCTTCGATTGTACCTAAACTCTCATCAAACATACTAGTAATAATGTTTGTAATAACGCCCATTTTACGTACTTTAGTTGGCGGACTAATATAGATTGGAACACTAAATGTTAGTGTAGCAATATCAATTTCGCTATCAACCCCCACCGGAACACTGCGATTGCTCCAAGTTACATTTTCTAAATTAACAACAGTAATACTAGTCCAGTCAATGAAGTTATCTGTAGTTTGCATTTCTAAACTTGGATTAAACAATACAAGTATTTGTTCTAATAATTGCAACTTTTGATCCGTGTTGCTAGTCCATATGTCTGCATTAACACGCATCATATAAGGAGTAGGTATTAATCGTTCTACAGTATAATTTTTACCTTGTGTGTTTAAATATTCACCAGTAGCATCGTCCCACTCACGTTCTCTAATATTAGTTTTACGAGTGTATGTTGAATCAGTTAATCTATCTTTGTCTAATTCTAGACCTGTTATATAAACAGCAATGCGTGGAGCACTGGGCAATTTATTCTCTGAGTTTTCTCTAATAATGTTTGCTACTTGACGGGTTAGGTCACCATAAATAACAGGCACTTCTTTCTGCGCACCTTTTCCGTCTTGTACAGGAAAGTTTGCTAGAATGCGCATCATTTGTGTAAGATATCTTCTTACTTGTCCATCATAAAAATGGTTCACTATACTGTCTCCATCCAAGTACGTTTACCGTCAACAAGTTTCCAAGTTCTGCCTTTTTGTGTAGCACGGTTTGATAGTTTTGCTTTTTGTTCTTCACTCCACTCCCAACCAGATGTGAAACGTGTTTTCTTAAATGTATCACTACCGTTGGCTCTACGTCTTGCATGAGCTTCTTTTTGGGCTTCGCTCATACGCTGTTTACTTTCTTCAGAATGTAGTTTATTATTACCGCCTTCTCTAATGTTATATCCGCTTTTAATTGAATCGTATTCTGCAATATACTTTTCTTCTAAGTCATTTAACTGTTCTAAGGTATTTGCATAATCCAACACTTCCCAGTCAAACATATCAACGCCATACTTTTTAATAGCATTAGCGAAATGATAAGTTCTAGGGCTATGTCTAGCATTACAAAGATGTTCTAATCTACGTTGATTAGGCTCTTGAATAGATTGTCCAATGTAGCACTTACCAGTTTCTTTTTGTGTCCATTTATATATGTGCATTATGTATTATCCGCCCGTGGTCTAAGTGCTTTAGATAGACTCTGTCTTTCTTCAACTGTTTCGCCGCTAATTTCACTAGTTTTAGTATTGTTAATAAAGCTAGACTTTTGTGTTTGACGCTCAAGTGTATTGCTAAGTGACATTCTAATATCGTCGTTATATTTGACCCAACGTGCGCCATCATATCGAAACATTCTATTAGGTAAGAAATCAGTACGCAAGAAGTAATCGCCGTCTTCGTTATTTCTGGGAAACTGAATACCAAAACCAAACGGTGCACCATTAGGAGCAGCATCGCCTGTGCCTACTAAGTATCCGGTGTAACCTTCGCGTTCTGGTCTGCTAACAACTGCATCAGCACTATATGTGATATTTGATGCATCTAAGTCAGTATCGTCTGCTGTCTCTAGAACAATACTACCGTCATCATTTGTAGAAACTGTATAGTAATGATCAATGTCGTATCCGCTTCTAGGAGCATCTGCTTCTGCTTGTGCAACAACTGCACGAGAAATTTGCATTTCTTTTTCGTAGGTTGAAAGCAAATCACGCAACGTATTTTCGCTACCTTCTTCTGCAGGTAAATCAAGTATTTCTGCATATTCTTGACCGTCGTATATTTGCTTTAGTTTTAAGCGATATAAGTGGGGATACCAAGTTTGACTAAATCCTTCAGCAGCACGATTAACATCTTCTACGACATAAAATCTTTTAAGTGCTACGCTATAATCGTTAAGTGCATACTCGTCTTTTAAGTGAGGTATCTCAATTACATCGCCTGACATAATTTTTCGACCAAGTGTTTTAACACTACTGGTAATATGAATAGTCATCATTAGTGTGTCATTACTTAGAAATAATCCAAATGCACTTAAATCAAAGTCAATATCTTGGACATTATAAATGCCACGCATACTGTAAATATCAGCATCGTACTTTCTATCTCTATTTTCGAGAAATAATAAGTCTTGTATATTAGTTTCTTTAACAGCGTTATAAGTAGGCTGAACAGCCGTGCCTTCGCCCTCTGCAGGATTGTCGGGCCCTAGATATTTGTGTATATTAATATCAGTGCCGCCAATAGTAAACATTTCCTGGATTTGTTTGTCCAGAAAATAGTAATCATTGCCGCGTTCCGGTTTATATAGTGATAAGCGAGGGATAACCATTCTCCTATTTGTTATACATATTTATCGTAACGATAACGATAAATACTATTGGAGAACTTCATAATGACACTAGCAACACAAAAACAAGAAGTATACGATTATGTTAACACATTCCTCGGCGGAGGCATGGTTGATGTTGAACTTGATCCTATACACTATAGAACTGCATTAGATAAAGCATTAACACGTTTTAGACAGCGTAGCGATAATGCAGTTGAAGAAAGCTATATGTTCTTAACAACGGTAGTAGATCAGAACGAATATGTGCTACCAAATGAAGTAATGGAAGTTCGCAAATTATTTCGTAGAAGCATTGGATCACGCTCAGGCGGAGGAGACGGCGGATCGTTATTTGAGCCATTCAACCTAGCATATACAAATACATATTTGCTATCAGGTTCTAAAATGGGCGGCCTTGCAACGTACGACATGTTCTCACAACATCAAGAACTTGTAGGACGTATGTTTGGTAGTTTTATTGAGTTTAAATGGAGTAGCACTAGCAAAAAACTTACACTCCTCCAACGTCCTAGAGCCGAAGAAGGACTGCTGTTATATTGCTATAATTATCGACCAGACAGTGAACTACTAAACGACTACCTTGCCAAACAGTGGATTAAAGACTATACATTAGCTGGTTGCAAATATATGCTGGGCGAGGCACGTAGTAAGTTTGCTACTATTGCTGGACCACAAGGTGGCTCAACGCTTAACGGCGACAGTTTAAAAGCAGAAGCACAAATTGAGATGGATAAACTTGAAATTGAAGTAGCAATGCAAGTATCCGGCGGCACCGGATTCGGATTTTTAATAGGCTAAAAACTACTTGACAACTCTTAACTTTTAATATATAATATACATATTAGTTAGGAAATTTATTGTGAGCAACCTCAAGTTATTAGTAATTGGCCACGGACGACATGGCAAGGATACTGTCTGCGAAATGCTTCGTGACGATTACGGATATACATTTGAAAGCAGTAGTAGATTTTGTTCAAAACTTTTTATCTATAACGACTTAAAGGACAAGTATGGATATGCTAACGAAGAAGAGTGTTATGCTGACAGGCATAATCACAGAGCAGAATGGTATGATGCTATCTGCGCTTATAATGTTCCTGACCCGGCAACTCTAGGCAGAGAAATGTTTAATACGTATGATATCTATTGTGGCCTACGCAATAAAAAAGAATATCATGCAATGCGCAATACTAAAGTATTTGATTATGCTATTTGGGTAGACCGCAGTGACTACCTACCTCCCGAATCTAAAGATAGTATGAGCTTAGAACAATGGATGGCCAATTTTACGATCGATAATAATGGCACATTAGATGACTTAAAATTTAATTTAAATGAGCTAATGCGTTATTTAGAAGTCAGGCCGTAAGTCGCCTTGCTTCCAGCGCACTCCTTCCTTTTGTGTTATACGTTGACAATTAGCACAAATGGTTTTTAAGTTATTAGGACGACAGTTAGTTAAATCACCGTCTACGTGAAACACATTAAACTGTTCTAAATGCTTTGATTTAAATCCGCATTTTTCGCATACGCTTTTCTTTTCATATCCGCGCTGCTTCCATAATGGTGTGCCATGCCCTTGTCCGTTGCGCAAACACGACTCACACAACTTACGATAATAAGTTTTGTTGTTTTTTTTATAATTTATAGCCGCCGGATGTTGTCCGCAGACGCATAATGGTCTCATATTGTATTTAGCTCACCTTTATGGTGCCTTTTTCAAGGGTATATTGCAGGTGTTTTATCTCGAATGTAATAAATACTGTATAGAACACTAACATCCAATAGGAGAAATAATATGGCATTAGTATCACCAGGCGTAGAAGTCACAGTAATTGACGAATCATTCTACACTCCAGGCGCAGCTGGAACGGTACCTATGATCTTTGTAGCATCGGCTAGTAATAAAACTAAAAGCAGCGGCACAGGGACAGCAATCGGTACACTAAAAGCAAACGCAGGAAAACCATACTTAATCACTAGCCAACGTGAGCTAGGCGAAACATTTGGCGACCCACTATTTTATAGTGATAACAACGGCAATATGATCCACGGCGGCGAGCTTAACGAATACGGCCTACAAACTGCTTATTCCGCACTAGGCGTTTCGAATCGTGCATATGTTGTTCGTGCTGATTTAGATCTATCAGAACTTACAGCAAGTGCAGTAGCACCGGGCGGCGAGCCAGCAGACGGCGCATATTGGTTAGACACTTCTACCAGCAACTTTGGAATTCTTCAATGGAACGGTTCTGCTATTGATGTTGCAAACGGTCAAACATTTACAGCAAAAACTCCAACTGTACTAACAGTAGTTACTGATTTAATCGGCAATGCACTAGGCAATGCTCCGAAAGCATCAATTGGTGCAATTGGCGATTACGTAATTGATGCAAACGATACAATGAATCGCTTGTACTACAAAACACCAGGGTACGGTACAACTGCTCAAAGAACAGCAAATGTAGGTACTTGGGTTGAGGTAGGTGGCGACGAGTGGAAAGCAAGCTGGGCAGCAGTACGCGGTGGCACTGCAACTTTACCGCTGACTAATAGCGATTCAATTACTATCAACACTACAGATGTTCCGCTAGTAGGCACAACCATTGCAGAATACGTTACAATTATCAATGCAGCAGGCATTGCAGGTGTAACAGCAGCATTAGTTGATGGTTCTATTGAACTGTATGCTAACGGCCTAAGTGACTCGGACGGCGCCGGCGCAGGTACAGCAGACGGCGTAATTGCACTAGCAGCAGGCACTGGAACATTGCTAGCAGACTTGGGTATAACAGCAGGTTCATACAGTGCTCCTAGACTAGATGCAGCACCTCACACAAGTGTTCCTACATTTAAGTCAGGAGATACAGTTCCGGCACCTACAGGTGCAGTTTGGATCAAAACAACTACACCAAATGGCGGAGCTAACATTAGTGTCAAGCAGTATAACACGACTACACAGCTATGGTCAACCGTAACAGCACCATTATATACTACTTCACAAGGAGCAATTTATGGCCTTGACAAAGCAGGCGGCGGAACAAATCTTGTAGCAGGCGCATTGTACATTAAAGTTAACGTAGACGAGCTTGCAAACCCAATTGGAAACTATAAAGTATATTCAAGAGCAGTTACTGGTGCAAC